TGGGGGCCTTTTTTGTGCCCCCTACCAATCCGGGCAAGTATAGGATGAGCCTCTACGGAACCGAGTTTCTCAACGACGCCAAAGAGATGGTGGCGGACTTCGGCGTGGCCGGGTCGGCCAACTCTGGCGCCATCACCTTCTCCTGCCTCATCTCCGACCCCGCGGTCTCGACCGTGCTCGAAGCAGGGGGGTATATGGAGCGGACCCAGTACTCGGTCAGGCTCCCCGCTGTAACGGCCTCCTGGAGCCAGCCAGACGGGTCTATGGGGGCATCGGCGGCCCTACTGTCGGCAGGGGTGCCCATCGCCAGCCTTGCCCAGGGGAAGAAGATCGTGGCCGGCGGCAAGACCGTCCGCATCACGAGCCAGACCTACAAGCCCGGGTCGGCATGGATCACGCTCGTCGTCATCGACGATAACCAGTAAGCCTGTGGTCAAGGTCTCCATCGAGCCGAAGTCCTACGCGGATTTCATGGCGGCCATCCAGAAGTACGCCTCTAAGTCGAAACAGACCCTCCGAGATGCGGCGCTGGAACAAGCCGCTTTGGCTTGCAGTGACGCCGCCACCTTCACGCCTCCCCTGGCTAAGGGCGGGGGTGACGGCCTGTCCAACTCAGCTAAGAAGGCAGGCGAGCAAGCCATCGACCGAGACGTCGGCAAGGTAGTCGTCCCGATGTCTGGCGGCACCAAGGACACCCAGCGTGCCCGGGTGGTCAAGCGCCTCGGCTCCCTAGCCCTTACGGATAACGCCTCGTTGTTCTGGAAAGTTGCGGCCAAGAACTCGCCTATCCTTAACAGCAACGGCTTCCTGGCCCGGATGCTCTCTGACCGTTACAACGGCTTTGGAACTGTCTGGGGCTTCAAGAAGCTGCGCAACTACTTTAACCGCATCGGGACTAAGGTCGCCAATCAATCTCTTAATCAAGCCAGCCTTCAGTCCATCGGAGAAATCCACTCGGCTTTTAAGCCTGTCTATCAGCGCGAGGGAGGAAGGCTATGGAAGTCAGGCCGCAATGTCAGCGGCATCTCTCCGATGAACAGGTTTGTGGCCGAAGAGAAAGGCGACTTAGACCGCTACGTCATGCAGCGCCAGAAGACGGTCGGGGCTATCAAGTCCGGCTGGGCGATGGCTCTGCGTACCCTGCCCAAGCCTGTCATCAACGGCGTGCCAAAAGACTATGGCGTCAAACTGCTGAACGCAGGCTGGATCACGCGCCACAAAAGCGTGCAGGGAAAGAATACCATCTCGTCTTCAGCTAAGGACGTCGACATCATCATTTTTAACGCCGACGGAAACATTAACGGCATCGCCGACCAGGCTAACACCCTCGGGCTAGTCTACGGCAACCGGGTCAAGCAGATGCCCGCCCGCGTTCGCCGACTGCTCCAGCAGGACATCGACTCATTTAACAAGAAATAACCATGGGAACTAAATCTATCCGCCACATCGTAGAGGCCACCTTGGCCACCTACCTATCCACCCAGACCGGGCTGACCACCGTGGCCTTCCTGACGGGCGACAGCGCCACGATCCAGACCCTGCCTAAGGCCGTGGTCCTTTGCGACTCTGCCCGGGCTCCCGCGGACCTCCCAGAAGGCGAGGGCAACTACTCCTGCTCGGTCCGCATCACCCTGTTCTCGAACGCCGACGACACGACCCTCGCCGATCACCGTGCCCGCTGTGCCGCCCTGTCCGGCAATATGCGAGACCTGACCTCCATCAAGGCGGCCTTCGTCACCTCGACCGACGCGGCCTGTTACGACGTGTCCATCATGTCCGAAGACGAGGGCATCGACGAGCGCTCCTGGGCGACTTCCTTCTCGTTCGACGTGCTGGTGGTTCTGCCCGCCTAAGCCAATTCCAAAGCCCGCAATTACAAATGGCCGCCATCTCAAACGGAACCACCTGCATCTACGGAGTCGCGGGTACTGTCTCTAACCTCTTCGTCCAGAGCTACAGCCTCTCGTCCTCGTTCAACTCCGAGGCCATGGTCGTCGATGAGACGGGCATCACGAAGACGCACCGCCTCGATGACCGCAAGAGCGAGATCACCATCGAAGGCATCGCCAAGACCACGTCCATCCCGGTCCTCGGCGCCACCATCACATTCACGGTCAACACCCTTTCGGCCTATCCGTCTGGCTCGGCTTCGGTTTCGTTTGCGGGAGTCGTGACCAAGGTCGATGACAAGGGCACCAACAAGGGCTTTACTTCCGTCACCGTTACGGCGGTCGACTTCGAAGGTATCACCTACGCGTAATTGACACCCCCGAAAGGGGGACAGTCTAGAGGGTAGTGGATAAACGCTTCCTCAACGCCTACGTCGACCCGGCTCCTTTTAGGATTCTGGGTCGGACTCTTTATCCGTGGTGCCTGAAGTACCGGGTGCGACTGGAGGCTTTCCAGTCCCCGCTGGTGGACAGCCATCGCGCGATCACCCCGGCCGACCTTATCCTCGCCGTGCAACTGTGCGCTGAGGAGCCCATCGGTAAGTTCGGCATCAGGGACACTTGGCGGGTCTTGCAGCTCGAGCGATACCCCGAGGAGTTCCAGCGCCAACTCAACTTGTTTTCGTCCTACATCCTCGTCGGGCATTGGCCTAAGTTCTGGGAGCAGACCAAGACCAAGGGCGGCAACGGCAAGAACATCCCGTGGCCTTTGGCTATCGTGGCCGGACTGATTGCCAACGGGATACCCGAGCAGCGTGCCTGGGAGATGCCCGAGTGTCAGGCCATCTGGCTTAACACGGCCTTCGGTGTCCGCAACGGTGCCGATGTCTCCATCATGTCCACGGAGGAGGAAGCCTTCATGGCCGATGAGGAAGCCCGGGAAGCCTACTTCTCCGCTTCCAATCCTGCAAAGGAAAGCCCCCCTACCACCGATGGCCCAATCACTTGAAGTCCAGATCAAGGCTACGTCCGATGTCCCGCAGGCGGTCGACCGCGCCAAGGAAGCCATCACCAGCCTGGAGAAGCGTGCTTCGTCCGTCAAGGTAGGTACCGCGGGCGGCGCCGTCGAGCAGACCACGACCAAGGCCACGGGCAAGGTCGAGTCGCAGTTCGACAAGATCGGCAAGTCTTTTGGCAACACCATCTCGTCGGTGTTCCTGTCTTTCCTCGGGCCGCTTGCCATCATCTCCGGCATCATCGCCTTTGTCAGCAACGCCATCGCCGAAGCCAATCAGCTTGCGACTGACGGCGTAAACCGAATCGCCGAAGGAAAAACAAAACTTGCTACTGATGAAGAAACAAAAATGGCGAACTTCTTTAAGGCTAAGGACGCCAGAGAAAAGGAAGAACGCGAAGTAAAGGCTGGCCGCGAACAACTCACACGGCGCTTCCTTGAGGAAACGGAAGAAGGAAGGAGATTGGCTCCGCACGCAAGACGTGGGATTATACCAGGCTCCGGCGATACGATTGAAAAAGACCCTGCCATGCAGAAGCGAGCACTGGAAGCATTCTTGGCCAGCCCTGAGGGCAAAAAATATGCCTCAATTTTTGAAGCAGAAAAGGCTACCAAGGAGAACTCCTTCAAGGCCCCAGAAGGCTTCTCCAACGTCGTCGGCGTCGGCGCCAACCCAGTGCTTCAGGCGCTTGACGAAACTCTTACCGAGTCCAAGAAGCAGACCAACCTACTTGAAGACATCTCGGCCAATCAGAAGAAAGGCCAATACGACGACTTCACCAAGACCGAACTGAACGCCACCCGCAACGCGTCGGTCATGTCCTCAATCTAATACATTACCACCATGGCACTCGTCAAATACGGAGACTTAATGACCAACGCCATCCTGCAACCAGGATGGAAAGTGCAAGGGGACGGCTTCGGTCTGATGACCGGGACGTGCGTCTTCAAGTCCGACAAGGACGGAAACTTCAACGTGGCCGTCATCGGCTCGTCCCATCCCGACTCGGGCTACACCTACATGAAGGCCCACAAGGTCGGGGTGTCATATGACGCCCTTAGCATCGCCACGATCACCGTGGACTATGTCGGCATCGACACTTCGTACACGGATGATGATTACACTAACCCGCAGATGGTCGCCAGCAACTCGCTTGGCTCGGAGAACATCACGACCCACATCAATTTCCTCGACCAGGCGGCGGGGTGGGATGGACCTATCGCGGGACGCGGTACCGCCGACCCTGGAGACCCGCCCAATTACCCTGAAAGCGACCTAGGCCCTACGGTCAAAAGCAACACAGGTGCCCCAGTCAAGTCCCGCATCGGTGACAACGGCGCTTGTTTTGAAAAGGCCAGCGGTGGTCGGTTCATCGGCTTCGTAGATCCCGAGGTCCGAGAACTCTACGGCAAGACCAACTATCTCACGCCGACTACGACATTTTCGGGTTTCTTTTATACGACCGACACCACGGCTCCGGCTAAGTTCGTTGACCTCCTCGGGGCTTCCTCGAACGAGGGGACTTGGGGTGGCGAGTTCTCCATTTCAATCATCCCGTCGTATGTCGGCGCAAGTGGCGACGGAGAGTTCGGCCCCAAGCTTCTCCTGTCCAACGCGAACATTGAGCGCTATGCTGGGTCTGTCCTGAAGATTTCCTACGAAGTCCGCTACACCAACGAAGGCTGGAGCCGCAAGGTATACTTCGCCGCCACCGCTGCTCCCTGAGTCATGGCTATCCGTAACGGCGCCGGCTACGTCTTCTCGACGGCCAACAATCAATCCACCATCGGCATCGAGAAAGAGTTTGCCGATATGTATGACGGTTCGGCCAACTTTACTTGTTCGCCGTTCAAGGTGCACGGCATCACCGAGAGCACGGTGGGTGAGACGACCGTGGTCAATTACGAGATTTGCCCGGGCACTGTGAACAACCTGATGCCACAGGTATACAACGAAGCGGAGGAGGTCTTTGAGTACTTGGACGACCTGACTGCTGGGTACATACTACGGCTCGACTTTGCGTCGACCTCGTCCTGTTTCATCTACCTCCGAGCCGGCCCCGACCCTTCGACAAACGATTTCCCGGCTCAGGCTCCTATTGATCCTTATGACCCAGACGACCCCTACCCGACGGTGTTCAATACGGGCGGAGCCCTGCCGGCCGACACTGACACCTTTGGCTATGTCCTCCTGGCTAAGGTCAACGCGCTTGGCAGCGGAGTCTACTCGGTCGACCAGTACGTCACCGGCTCGCTCTGGGGTGACCGCATCAAGCTCGGGACTAATACGGCGCAGTATTATTACGCCCGCATCTGATGGGCTACGTCATCGGAGACAACGTGGTCGGCATCAATACTTGGGCCAAGCTCCGCGGCGCCGTCATTCAGAATAGCCCTCCGTCCAGGTATGACGGTAACGAGGTGTACCCAGGCACAGGCATTGCCTTCAAAAGCGAGCAGGGGAAAGGTCTGCTGAAGCGCGGCCTGACATCGTCTTTAGCGATTGCCGACCTGACCATGCGGATTGACGACACGGACTTCTATCTGGCTGGCATCAATTTTGACGACAGGTATGAATCCGTGCTTATCGGAGAGGACGTGATAAATGACTCGGCAGAAGCCTACGCCATCGTCAACGACGCCTTTGACCCGCCCGACTATCAGGCCCTGACTCCGAGCCCTTCGACCTATACGATCGTGGACATCGGCTTGTTTGACCCCATCACCTGACCCCCCCCTTCCAATCGGGGCAAGGTTAAGACCCGATGAGCTGCACTAATCAAGTAACCGTCTCGCAGGGTAACACCTTCGCCTGCACCTTTACCTGGACGCCCGGGGCGACGGGCCCGGCCAATCTGCTGACCACGACCCTTAGCTCGTCCCTCGAAGACCGCCAAGGCAACGTCTACGCGATGACGGTGACCAAGGCCGG